TGAGATGAAGCTTTGGCCGGCCCGGGTGATCTTTACGCCGGCATCCTCGGCGGTTTTGATGGCATCCTGCAGGGATTTATTGAGGCGGCTCGTATCTCCGCCGATTTCGACAAAAAGCCTGGATATGGCCATGTTAATGGAACCTGTTCGCTATTTGTTGAAGCTTTTCATTGAATGCTTTTTTAAACGATTGTTCCGCGCTTCCCATTGCGGCATCCATGGCGGGCTTAAACCATGGCCTGGGAGGGATGCGCTTGCTTCCAGCTGTGGGGCCGCGTTGGCTATGGGTTGTCGGCGTGGCGCGCCGGCGCCGGCGGCCTTTGCTCCAGATGTACCCCTTTTCCACAAAATAGCCGTAATAGCCCTTTTTCTTTTCGGGCCCGACGTACACTTTGCGGATAGAACCCTGAAGGCTGGATAATTTGCCGCGGACCGCCTTTTTGACTATGCGGATGCTTTTTGCCAGTCGCCCGGAATCCCGGGGCGCGGCCGCTTTGGCCGCATCCCGGAATACTTTGGCTGCAGCATCCTCGCCGGCTTCCAATGCTTCCCCGGAGACGGCTTTCTCGATTGCCCCAAAGCTCCGCCTTAAATCGTCAAGACCCTTGAATTCAACGCCGGCCATGTTTCCCTTTTATCGCTCGCATATGCGCCAACATTGAATATTTGAGGGCTCGCCAGCTCATGCCTGGTTTTTGGGCAGGCTGATTTTTGGATTGTGAATTGAAGTAGGCGAGCCACTCGACATACTCCCGGTACGTCATGCCCGCCTCCATTTCAGCGACGCTGCGCCAGCCGAGCCGTTCCGCTATGGCGAAACGGGTTCTTCGTTCGGGGTGTTCAGCAAGTTTTTTTCCAGTTCTTCCCTGGATTCCTTGGTGAGTCCGGAATAAGCGAGTATCTCGTCTTGGAGGCGCAACACCGAGCTTGCCGGCAAATTCATGAGGGCATCCAGGTCGGCAGCATTAAAGAATTGATCCCCGTGGGCATCGACAACCGCCCACTGGATGAGCGGTAGCATGACACCCTTCATTTTAGCCGCCACTAAGGCTTTCTCGAATTTGACGCCCAGATCCGCAAGCTTTGCTTGCTCGGCCAGGGTGATGGGGCGGATATAGACGGATCCGCCCCACTCGGGTATTTCGACTTCCTTCAGGGAAGGAGTCTTGGAAAGTACTTCCTGCTTATTGAGTATCATATCTCCTCTATGTGAGCGTGAATGCCCCCTCGAGCGTCAATGTCACGGCGATTTCCTCCGGCCCCGCCATGGGATTGGAGAACCGGACGCCGGCGTACGCCGAGAAATCGACTTGGGCGCCGTCAGGGAAAAGCATTTGAAAGTTTTTCAACGTCGGGGGATTTGCAAGAGCCGCATCGATCAGGTCTTCTTGCACCGTATTCCCTTGAATGAAATTGCAATTGAAGGTGACGTTCCCCGACGATTTGAATGTCGGTTTCCGTTCGCGGAAGCCGCCGGTGCTTTGCTGATGCGTAAAGTCGGCGAATTCCGGAGTGATTTCAGGCCCGCTGATGTCCTTGGCTTCCGGTATCAGCGTAAAAACTTCGGGGGATGCCCCATCTCCCATTTTTATCTGGGTGTTCAATCCAACAACGCCATCGCTCATTTTATGTCCCTTTCATCGAAGCACCTCCCGCTTGTGCTCCCGAAAGAAGGCGCGGAAACGATGTCGGGTTCATCGCTTTCGGGAGCTGCCCTATCCGCGCCAAATAAAAAGGGCCGAGTCGCCCCGGCCCTTAACCTTGTTAAAACCTCAAAATACGACTTTAGAATTCTCTGCTCGTGCGTTCCTCGGCGTGCAGCAACAGCCAATTGCTGATTTTCTCCGGAGGCCCGGTCATGACGAGCCTTTTACTCTGCCATTCAATTTGCTGGAACGGCGTCACGCCGCTTACATAGCGGATCCAGATGTTGTATGCCTGCGAATAAGCCTGCGTCTGCTGGGTTTCGTCCAGCATATTTCCGCCCAACGGCTCGACTTTTGCCCGCACGTTGGCCATGAATTCCGAAACAAGCGTTCCCTCGCCGTTTACGCTATAAGGAGCTGTGACGTTCAGGATCTTGATCAAATCCTTCATCTCTCCGATAAGGGGAGGGTTCACAGCGAAAATATCCTTTCCGGCCACAGCAGGCTTTCAATGGCCGTATTGATGTTCGGATCGGCGACGCCGTCGCCGCGGTGTTCGTAGAGGTCCGCAATCTTAAGCAAAATGGCGTGCTTTATGTCTTCGGGGACGGCGGCGGCCAGCCCATAGCCGCACACGAATCTGATCTGGACGGCCTGGATTTCATCATAGGTCGACGGCCAACTCTGTCCGTACGCAAGGACGATCCGCCCGGGCTCGCTCACCGTGTCAACGATGTAATATGCTGAATCAAAGGTTTGAAGCGTTCCGGCCGTATCTTTATATTGCAACGAAGTCACGGACTGCAGCGGCGGCTTCGGCAGTCTGATTTCCGATTTCGACGGGAAGCGGTCCAGATAAAGATCCAAGGTCTGCGTGATGTAGGCGCGATTTTGAAAGTTTTCGCACCAGCGCCGGGCGGCTTTGATCATCGACTCGACAAGATCGTCGTCGGGATGGGCCGTTGCCGGAGAGGTGTCGATCGCCAGATGCATCTTTGCTTCAGCCAGAGTGATCGGTTCCTCGGATGGGGCTTCATATAAGCTATAGGATTCCATTTTCAGCCTCCAGTTGTTGGAGTTTCAGCGGTCCGGCATGCATAAGCGCGGCGTCCGCAGGCACCTCGGGAATGTCTCCTTGCACGATGTGCGCGTATGAGCCGCGCTCCGGGTGATCCGGATCGTATCCTTCGGCTTTATTCCGAGGGTCTATCGAATTGTAATATTCCCATTTTCGGATACGATCCTCCCGGTTCATATAGCCCAGATGGAGCAATGCCGCCGGGCAGGTTCCGGATTTCCCCAATGAATAGGCGGGCACGGATGAGCAATGCAAATGCCCGGATTGCGGGGTCCGGCGGAAAATCAAGGGCTGATCTATTTTGAATAAGGACGGCCTGGTAAATCTGGAATATACGCCGTCGACGCGTATCTCGTTCCGGCTGTTCCAGAGATAAATAATTTTCAGGGAAAATGCCAACATTTGCGGATGTTCTGCTATTGCAGCTTCGATCAGCTCCCGGCCTCCGGCAATCAAAACCTCGTCACCATCGATCATCAGAACCCAGGCATCGCGCGGCTGTTGAAGCGCAATAATACGGGTTAGCCATTCCTTGTCGCGCGCTTCGTCGAGCCCTTGGAAGGGAGAGGAAAGAACCTCGGCTCCGCAATGCCGCGCAATATCTGCGGTTCCGTCAGTACTGTGATCGTCCATGAGATATGTTTTTTTACAAAAGGAGACGGATTCCAGGACTTCCCCTATCCACCTGGCCTCGTTTTTCACTCTTAATGCCGCGACAATGGTTAGATGCATAATTGCATAAGCCTGGCTTGTTTCTTTGCCCGGAGTCCCCGACTCTCTTCGAATGCGTAATTATCGCCCTTGTCAATAAAACCGGCATGCCATGCAAATTTAACAATCTGCGAATCCATCAAAATATCGGCGTCGATCGTGTGAATATTGATTCCGGTTATAAGTTTGGCCGCTGGCAGGGCGATTTGATCCCTGGTAGATCCGGCGAGAAATTCCCTCCACCACATTTCGTTTAAGTTGGCGCTCGAGGTGGTATTACGCCGCGCGATGAAGCCTCCGGCCCATAATCCGTCGCCGAGGCCGATTGCGCGGTAGCGCTCGATCTGGGCGGCCATTTCAGGCCCCGCGCCGATCTTTTCCCGTTCGCAGACGCCCGCCTCTTGGTATACCGACGACCGGCAGGGATGCCGGAACATGGCGATGTCGGAATCGGACAGCAGGGTATCCACGAGGACGGAAGGCTTCTCTTTTAAAACAAAGGAGCCGTCATGATAGATCGTGTATTCGCTGTCAAAGAAGAGATGTGAAAGAATCTTTGGGATTCTGGAATTGCGGGCTTCGGATTTATACGGTTTCCAGGCCGGCCAGAGCTCCCAGGGCGGACAGGAATAAAACTCATCGGAAATGCAAACATACCGCACCCCGGGCTCGACGATTTCCGGCGGGCGGAGGTTGTCATAATCGCCGAGAATAACAGTGTAAACGGTTATATCTGGCGTCATGGTCAATCCTTGAGGCCCACGCAATGGCGGCATATGGGATTTTGATTGAAATTCCCGGCCCGGTGCAGGTTCCTAAGATTCTGTATTAAATCGCTATTCCATGCTTGTCGGATGGTCATGGATTTGATATTTCCAATCGGCATTTGCTCTCCGCTGAACGTACAGCAGGGATAAAGCGATCCGTCAGAGCCGACGACAATATGTTTGAATGGAAATGAGCATCGGAAAGTTTCTGCAGGCCAGGGCAATTGGTTACTGTTGTTTGAAACGCCGGGAACGCCGAGCTGGTCCTGAAACCCGATCATGTCGGCAATTCCCTTCCAGCGAGCCGCGAATGCGGCAGCCTCTGAAATATTAACCGGGGTCCGCAGAAAATTGACGCGTACTAATGGGAATCGCCTTCCGAGCGCCTCGCGGGTGCGGAGAAAAGTCAGTATGTTCCATGTGATCTCCGATAATTTGTCGATGCCGCGCATGGCTGTGTATGTTTCCGGCGTTATGGCGTCGAGGGACACCATGATTTTGGTCAACCCGGCATCGATCAACTCGCGGGAAACCCTCGCTGTCAACAATGTCCCATTTGTCGCAATGTAAACATTTAATATCCCTTTCGATTTGGCGTAACGGATATACTCGGGCAGCTCGGATACCAGCAGCGGTTCATTGTTGTGGTTCAGTTTCAGGGATACGAGTCCCTGCGCGGCGGCTTCGTCTATTACTTTGGAGTAATCGGCAAAAGATAGGAATGTCGGCTTTTTTGCCTTTCGCTCTGGCGTTGATTGAATGCAAAACGGGCATGATAAATTGCAGTTGGAATTCAGACCGATATCCAATTGGATCGGGAAATCTCCCACAGGTTCGAGTCTCTGTGCGGCATGATAGCGGCGCCGGAATACTTTCCACCTCTCGCGGTCCCGGTCCGTTGGGCGCTCGTCGCCTGGATATTCGTCGAACCTGGCAGCGTATAAATTCTCTGTTAGTTCGGTCTTTTCCATGATTGATCTATAAATTTTTGCGCGGAGCCGATGGCGTTGCCCTTGAAATGCAAGATCCTGGTCTCGGCAGGAATAGGCAGCATCCAGTTCCAATTGTTCCATTCAGCGGCATCCAGGATTAGGGAGTTCATTCCGCAAGGGGATTCGATGATTTTTCCGAAAAGCGAGCGGCAATAATCAGGCTCAAATTTAGGCAAAACTAAATGATTCATGGCCGATTGGTCTGAGCCGAATTTGTCGCAGGCTTTCTTCCAGGAACAAAGGAATTCCGGATTTCGGACCCAGAGCACTCCGCTATTGAGAAAGTCCGTTGCGAATATCCCGGAGGCCCCGATCTCATCCGCTGATCTCATGGTTACGGCCACGTTCCATGATCCCGGTGGCGGTACAAATCCGCGCATGGGCAAACAATCGGCATCAAGCCAGCAGAGCGTTTCGCCCATAAGAGGTCCGTAAGACTCCAAAAAATCGAGAAGGACCCGGGGCTTAAATGTGACGGGCTTCACCCCTACCCCTAAAACAAAATCGCTTTCATCCGGGGCAAAGTATTTACCGGATGCAAGGCCGCCGAGGTCGTAAACCTTATGACCGTAGCCTAGTTGCGCGCATCGTCGCGATTGCTCCTCGATTATCGACCTATATTCAGCGGTCCCGGCGGTGACAACAATCATTTCACGGCCTCCAGGATCACGCGCATTTTCCAAATGTCATCATATCTGGTCCGATATTTGGTGTGGCTTATGAGCTTGATCCGGAAGTCTGCGTTTATGCCGTAATAGCCTCGGAACCGTTCGCGCGCGAAATTCCCCTTTTCGTAATACTCGAAATCGCTCGCGGTCCAATAGGACACATGCGTTGGGTCGCAGAAGGCGCCGGCGCCCTTGGCTGCGGTGGGCATCTCGATTTCAGCTGCGGCCCCAGGCTTAAGCACGCGCCAGAGTTCATTCATCGTGTGCCGCTTATCCGGCAGATGCTCGAAAATGTCGTATGCTTTCACCTCGTCAATGCTCGAGTCCGGCCACGGCCAGGGCTTGCTGAGATCGGCCACAATATCGGCGGGAGGGACGATGTCGACTGAAAGGAAACCCTCGAAGCGGCGATCACAGGCACCAAGATTAAGCTTCATGTGACTCTCCCAAAATTATCCCGGCCCCATTTCGCGCGGAATATTGCGGCATTTTGCTTGAGGTCCCCGGATGCGTGCGCCGACCCGCGGAATGTCGATGGCAGGGTCGCGTGATCAACGAAGCAACCGTCGTGGATTCCTATCCTGAAGCGGGCCAGGCGCACCCGAAGGCAATAATCATCGTCATCATGGCCGTAGGCGATAAAGCGTTCGTCCAGTCCGCCGACGATATCGAGGGTTAGACGCGGAATCAGGACGCAGACAAAGCACACCATGCGTCTCTCGGCGCGAAGTCCTTTCCCCTGGGGCAGCTGATTCGGATTTCCGACGTTGTTGGTCGTCGCCGCTATAAGGCCATATTCCGGATGTTCTTTTGCTTCGCGCTGCAGAAGGGTAAATCCGCCTGGGGTTCGTAGCAGCGCATCATCATTGAGCAGGACAACGTCGTCCTCTCCCGCCGCGCGGATTCCTATATTGGCGTTGCGGGAAAAACAAAATGGCTTAATTCCTGCGACGTATGTTGCTCCATCGGGCTTGTGATCGAGGCCGTCATCGACCACGATAATCCTGCAGGTTTCCCCGGCCCCGCGGATGGCATTGATGCATTGCTCCAAGTTCCGGGCATTCCTGCTCGGAATGATGACGGATAGATTATTCACTCTTTGCACCGAGCCTCAAATTCTCGTTATCCCAAAATTCTTTCGGGATCAGATTCCTAGAAACGGTTTCCGTTATTCCGTTTTTTCTGCTGGTATGTTGTCGGTGAATCCTGGCCACCATATGGCCGGCCTCGTTGGAAGCGGCTATCTGTTTGAGTGCCGCGTAAACGAATGAATTATCCTCGGCTTCCTTTTTCGCTGGGAAGCGATGCCCCTTCCAATACGACTTGAGATAGCAGAGGCTGGTTCCTACAACATACCCGGCCACGGTCGATCTATAGCGCTTCGCTTGTTGGCTGACCGTGTCCCAGAACAGCAGTGCGCCGTAGCCTGTGATCGGTTTTCCCGTTTCCTGCAGGCAGCGGACCTGGTCCGTGAGGCGGTCCGGCGCCGACCAGTCATCGTCATCCCAATGGCAGATCACTTCTCCGTTAGCCATTCCGTTAATGAGGTTTCGTTTTCTCCCCAGCAC